CTTCAGTCTCGATACCTAAAGCAGTGGCACGACGTTTGAAGTAATCACTGACATTTAAGTATTGAGTGACAGCTTGTGGTCCTACTACTTGGTTAGCTCCTGCCAGGAACATATCTAATCTATTCAGATCATTACCACGACCAAGAGCTTCCACTCCTGTAACAATAGTAGGTTTAACAATGTCCTTTGGTATCTTAGGCAATCTCTTACCTTTAGACATCTTATCCATTAAACGACTGACAATTGGTAGCTGTAGCTCCTGTGATAACAAAGAGTAAAGACCACCTAATGCAGCCTCCAACTCTTGACTGAGCATTCTTATCTCCTCAGCTGTTACACGTTCTGCGTCTCTAACTACTCCTGATGTCAGTAAAAATGCTTGGCTCAATCGATCTGTTATACCAGCCATAGTAGCTTGGGCAGTACGGAAGTCATTGAACTTATTAAGTTGTAACACCGATACATCACCTTCGCTACCTTGTACGATTGCACCGTTCGGAGATTCTGCTAATGTCTTTGCTCGTGTTGTACCGTTCGGATTAACCATGAACAATACCTTCGAAGCTGCTGCACTACCTTCAACGATAGCTTTTGTAAGTGCTTCTAATGACTTGAGATCACCGAGGTACTCTTCAACAAAGCCTCTGCCATAGTCCTCTCCATCAATTTGGGTGTAGCGTAAAGGGAGCCACGGGGACTTCTCGATAGGATACTTACCCACACTTTCTTCGATGAGCATACCTTTGACATCTTGGTACACATTGAAGTGGTCGTCTTCTCTGATGATTGCGGTGTATAAGTCACAACTGTTTTCTTTCTCTTGTCTATACACTTCCTCTCTTACCGATTCAGGAAGCATCATAGGAGCTACTGTTTCTTTAACCGCTATATGTGTTACATTACCCATTGGGTCTCTTTTGATAACATAACGATCAAGCTTGAAGACACGCATACCGCCCTCATCAGGAAGATATAACAAAGAGTTACCGGTTACTAATAGATTCTTTAAAGCCTGGAAGATACCGTTCCTGAAGTTCTGTACTTCTACTTCCTGTGATACACTACGTTCTACATCAGCTAATGCTTTCTCTAAGTCAGTGCGTAACTGCTCTGCTCCTTCTGTTCCTAGATCAGCTTTAGCTTTATCTAATTCATAGCGATCTATAACAAGACGAAAGAACGGAGCGTTAGGTGGTAGTAGTGCTAACAATAGCTTAGATGCTAAGTTGTTAACTCCTCTAGCTCCTATACCTTGGTACGGTGTGTAGTACTTAGTGGCGTAGTTGTGTCCGTCAGGTGGTAGTACGTAAGGAAGTGTAAGCTCAGAAGCTGTACGACCTCTATCTAAAAAGGACCACCGCTGATTCTCCAACGAGTGATATAACCCTTGGGCTGTCTCGTGCATTACTAGGTAGTAAGAGTAAAGGCAGCAGTTTCGTACAAAGTAGCGTCAGAAGAGCCGTCAGCAGTTGTTATAGCAATGTATAACTTCTTATTGGAAGTATTAAAAAACAACTCTCCTTTTGTAGCTTCCTTCTTAAACTTATCTTCGTCACCCGCTGTATCGCCAGTCTTAATAGCGATAACAAAATCTTTTTTATGAAGTTTATTGAGTGCCATGACTTATGCGGATCCAGCGTTGATACAAGGCGAGGTAGGGCGAAGGCGGTAATCAAAATTAGCGGAGTCAACAAATTGTGGGTCTTCGAATACATTGTTAGTACCACCGCTAGTATTGTAAGTTGTGCCAATATTGAAGAAGCAACTGTTAATAGAATGGCTAGCTATATCGTTAGTAGCGTTACTATTCCATGCAGAAGAACCATTACTGACCCATATGTTATTTTTCATTTGTGCCGGCCAGTCATCATCGGTCTGCATCCCTGTTACTGAGCTTTCTAAGTCCGTGTGTATTGTGTTACGCTCGATAGTCCAAATATCTACATAACGCCAAAATCTAGCACCTCCTTGAAACCTCATATAAATTACATTGTCTGTAAATGTAACCTTCCCTCCATTATTAGAGTAAACAATGCCGTTATTACCTCCGTTTAAGTTAGTAGTATGTTCTACTTTATTAAACTTAAAGGTGTTAGGCGTAGGGTTGGTTGTAGTAGTGTTAAAAGTTAACCTATAATCAATAAACTTAAATCCTATACATGAAACATTTTCTGTGGAAGTTGTACCAAGAGTAAAGACTCTCATCGCACCGCCACTAGTTTGCGTTCCGTTAATTACTGCACCATGTGTCTCAGTTGACTTATAAGTGATACCGCTTGGTCCGTTTAATGTTAATGAGGTAAGCGAATAATTGCCCGGCAAAAAGAAAATAGTATCACCACTAGAAGCTGCTGCTTCAGCGGTATTGAGAGCCGTGGTCGAAAAAGTTTGTGGATTGTCGGCATCTGCCCCTGTTCCTGAGCCTGAGCCTGTTACTGCGAAATAATGATCTGCCATGATATGTGTGTCTCTAAGTTAGAATGTTGTTAAGCGATGGTTCCACCGCTGATTAAGAGTGGTGTTGGTAATGCCCCTATATCGGGAAGGTTAAATCCTTGTCTAGTTGGTAAGCCGTTGGCTCCCTTTGTGTCGGTGTCTCCGCTAATTACTGAGTAAGTGGTGCCGTCCGTGTCGACTGCCTCAATGTCAGGTTCAGCCCCGTCAGCTTGAATACTAAATCCTTTTGCTAATGCGAGACGGGAGGATGGGGTGTTAACAAAAACATTTGCTCCATCCTTCGTCACAAAGTCCAAGTTTCCGTTCGCATCTGCGATGACCATGACGGACTTTTGCGGATTGTCGGTAACCTTAAAACTCTGATTAGGAAACGCTCCGATGTGTGGGTTGTCTGTTCCTCGGAGTGCGGTGGTGAGTGGTGTATTTACATCTACGGAAACGGTACCAGGAACAAAATTAGACCCGTCCCATTTAAGCAAGTCGTCATTGGATGGAGCAACCGTGTTAGTGTCTACATCAGAAAGTACATTAATAGAATCAGTAGGTTGAACCGCACTATCTGCCTTTGTTCCTTGAGTGGAGGTTGCATAGTCGGTCGAATTAAATGCCTTAACTTGATCGAGGTTTGCAACCTCGCTATCCATTAAAGCACCAGCCGATGTCACATTAGTTGCATCAGTTACATCTGCACCAGCCTCGATACCATCCAGCTTGGTTTTATCTCCATCCACAAAGGCACCCTCTGAAGGTGCAGCTTGTAAACCGCTAATGTCAGCAGTCTGAACGGGAGCTTGTGCCATTAAATTAGAAACACTTATCCTCTTTGTTGTAGGTGTTCCTGTTGTATCATCTACTATCGGTAACACATCATCAGCTGCTGCTGTCGATAGTTCAGTTAGGTCTGCAAAAATCTTTTTATTAGCCATGAGTATTATGCTGGTTCAAATGCGATTGGTTCATTAAGTTCTGTTACTAGTATGTCTCCTGCTGGTTCTGTTAGTAAAGCTCCGTCTATTGCATCATCTACTTGTGCGTCAAAGCCGTAGAGTTCTTCGAAAGCTGGTCGTATGATGTTGCTAGGCAACGGTATGATGTTGCTAGGCTTTTCAAGTACTGTGAACGTGAGTGACATTATAAGGAGTCAACTGATCCAATAGCGTAAACGCTGTGGGTCCCTGCCGTATATGCACTTACATTAGCTCTTAGCTTTTCGTAGTGCCCCATGTCATCACGCACCATGATCGACCCTACGGCTGATACTGATTGGCTATGTACAACGTGCCATGAACTACTACCACTAAGGTAAGCTTCTATATCTATGGTTGCTGCTCCGGCTGATTCTGTAGCGATGATAAATGTCCATCCCTTAGAACGCTCAACCGAGAAACTGTTACCCGCCCCCGAAGCTGTAGCGGATGAGAGTAACGTCTTTTTATCAAGTGTGCGAAGGCTCATATATATTTATATTATTAGTTGTTATTGTGAAAGTTGAACACCTGTACCTGCTTCTCCTCCACCCATACTTAAAGTAGGACGACGAACTGACTTGGTCAATTGCTGTGTACCTCTACGACGTTTAGTAGGTTGTGTAGCTCTTTGAGTAACTGCTTTCTCTGCAAGAGGTAACGGAGGTGGAGGTGGAGCTGGCGGTGGTGCTGGCTCAGGCATTTTAGGTTGGCTGAAACACATGGTATTACTCTACTTGTTTAGTTACTATATTGTCTTGAAGTTGGTCGTCGTAAGTCTGTTGTAGGTAATTGATTACACTACGCTGTCCTACTTTATACCATATATCACGATCTGCGTCTGTCAACAGTGGACATTTATCAGGGAATAGTTTGTCAAGTTTATTGATAAGCTCCTGTGACAGAGCGGGTAATACTATTTCTTCACGGTTCATAACTCTACTTTATCTTCGGTCCATACATATATAGGAGTCATCTCGCCCACATAAGCACAACCTATGTTAAAGCTAAAGTACTCCATTGCCTCTTCAATACTCATGTCTGATTGTTCCATAAGTATAACTAACATTCGCTCGATTGAATACACTATCCTACCTGTGTTACAACAAGTACCGATTACTGCATCATCAAACCCGTCTGCTTTTAGTGGTTTATCTTCACTCATCTCTATAACTTATATCTGATAGTTCTTGTGGGAGTTTCCCTTCTTTGATCTTTTGCTCAGTCCATATCCAAGCTGACGCATTCCACAGTATAGCACCCGCATGGTCTTCAGAGTTGTCCCCCTCAGCCAGCCCCAACAAATGTCTAAACATCGAGTCATACAATCTCCTTAGA